CAAAATGGAAAAATTAAATTATGAAAATCGTAGTTGTCACCAAAAAACCAGTGCTTACGCCCACGGGCCGATTGCCAAAAGACATTCCCGTTGACGTTGCCGACCAACTTGGCAAATTCTTGATTGAGCGTGGTGATGCCATGCTTTTTGAAGTTAAAGAGCGCATTGATCGCCCTTTTGTGGATGCTGGCAAGATGGAACTGTCGTCTGCCTTGCCAGCGGACCCAGCCTTAATCAGCAAGACGTTGATTTCGTCCGACAATGGCGCGAAAAAGCGGGGTCGCCCACGGAAAGAGGCGTCATTGTTGCAAACACCACCTACCGAATAGCGCCTTGGGCTGATGCCCTGTTTGCGATGGACAGAATGTGGTGGGATGTGCATATTGCCGAAGTAAATAACACTTTTCTTGGTGTTCGGTACAGCAACAATCCACTTTCGCAAAAATTCAACGTAAAAAAGCTAAATCAACAAAAATTTAAGACTTACGGCAACAGCGGTGCGTCTTGTATTTCGTTGGCGGCTGAAGGCGGGGCAAAGCGTATCATTTTGCTTGGTTTTGACGTTCAAAAAACCGAAGGTAAGACGCATTGGCATGGCGATCACCCGCCAACATTGGGGAATGCTGGGCAAATTTCGCGTTGGCATGACAAGTTTGCAGAACAATCCAAGGCGTTACAGCACTTGGAAATCATCAACTGCTCACGGGTAACTGCGCTTAAATGCTATCCAAGAGCAAATTTGGAAGATGTTTTGACATGAAATTACCAATAAACAGCGTTCGTGGGCGTATTCGTGCATATATTGAACAAAATTCTGCATTTTTGGGCAATGACGTTCTAGAAATTGGGTCGAGAATGACAAACCAAAACGCTTGGTGGATTGTCAACCGCGATTTGGCAAAAGGTTCGTGGATTGGGTGCGATATGCAAGAAGGTCACGGGGTTGACGTTGTTGCCGACATACACACGCCGCCACTTGAATGGAAAGGCAAATTCAGCGGTATTTTGTGTTCCGAAGTGCTGGAACACGTTGCTCGACCTTGGATTGCGCTGCCAAAAATCAAAGAAATGATGCGGCCTGATGGTTGGCTTGTCGTAACAACGCTAACCAGCTTTCCAATCCATGGTTTTCCTGACGATTATTACCGCTACACGCCAAGCGGTTTGCGCCTTTTGCTTGAGGATGCGGGGTTTAAAAACGTCAAAACCGAGAACGCTGGCGAAATTGAAATCAAATTAAACGACCACGGCGAAGCAGGGTTTTGCACACGCAAATTGCCATTGCACGTTTTTGGTGTTGCTCAATGCTGACTTTGCTAACTGCAACGGGTTGCCGTCCAGAAGCGTGGAAAATTTGCCAAAAGTTGATGGAGCGACAAACTTACCAAGGCGAGGTGCATTGGATAATCGTTGACGATGGCGAACAGATGCAGATGGTTGATTTCAGTCGTGACGGCTGGAAACTGACCGTTGTTACGCCACGCCCATTCTGGAAGCAAGGCGACAACACGCAAGCCAGAAATTTATCCGAGGGTACGGTTTTGGTTGGTCGAAATGAAAAGCTGGTCATTATTGAAGATGACGATTGCTATCGGCCTGAATATTTGGAAACTGTGGACGCTTGGCTAAATTCTCATGACCTTGTTGGCGAAAGTCACGCACGTTATTACAACCTCAAAAGCAAACGTGCCCGACAGTTGAGCAACGCCAGTCACGCCAGTTTGTGCGCTACGGCAATGAAAGGTAAAGCAGTCGAGGCTTTTAAACGCGAATTAAGCCCCGGCGTCAAGTTTATTGACCTCATGCTATGGAAACGCTTTGAAGGGGCTAAAAAGCTGCATAAAACGGCTATGGTGACGGGTATAAAAGGATTGCCGGGACGTTTGGGGATTGGAATGGGTCACAAAGACGATTTTCAGGGGCAAATTGACCAAAGTGGTTCGATTCTGCGACAATGGACGGGAACAAACGCAGACCTTTACCAATGAGCAATACCCGCTTTCCATTTTGGCAAGAAGTCAGAAAATTGCTTGTTGATAGGCAAGACGGGACATTTGCCGAACGGATTGAGGCATACCCACCCAAGGTTTTGATGACCGATGCGGATGGTGTTTATGCTCGGATGCGGGTGGACGTTGGTCAAACTGGTTTTTTTGCTGGTCGTGAAGCGCGCACGTTTTATGAATTCAGCATCGCCAGCGGCGCATCTCAGGTTATCAAAGTTGTTGCGCCAACCAACACAATTGTGCAAACATTAAGTGTTGAACTTTTGTTGGCTGAAATACGGTTTGAATTGCTGATAGGCGGGACAGAAGGTGGAACATTTGCCACGCCTTTGCCTATTATCAAAACGAACACAATGACAACGGCATCAGATTATGTTCCGCAGGTGACAATGAATGTTGGCGGCACACACACTGGAGGCACTTTGGTTGATTTGTTAACCCTGCATTCTGGTGACAACAAAAATAAAGCGATTGCATCAACAGCAGCAGAGAATTTGCCACAAGGTTTTGCTGCTGGCACGTTTTACATCAAACTTACAAACACCGATGGCGCAACTGCCACGGGCATTTTTCGCGCACGTTGGGAAGAACGACCATGACCACATATGTAACGCTGAATCAAGTCAAACAAACATTGCGTCAAACTCACAGTGATGACGATGATTTGCTGGAGCGTTTGATTGCTTCTGCTGAAGCCGAGTGCTTGCGTTACCTTGGGCGCACCGAGTTGCCAACATTGCCTGTTGAATACCCAGAGGTTTCCAGCGATGGTTCTTTGATTGACGAAGAAGTGCCGTCCTCTGGCGACCCTGTTGCACCTGATGTCGTTAACGGCATTATCTTGATGGTGCAAGCCGACTATGATGGCGACCCATTGAGCAGGGACAAGCTGCGCGAAGCGGCACAAAGCCTTTGGAACCCTTACGCATTGCGCGACAGGTTTAGCCTATGAAAATGATTGCACCTCGTCTGCGTCATCGCGTGGACATTCAAAACTTTGCTACAACGCAAGACAGCAACACGGGTGCTGTTGTTGACGCTTGGACAAATTTTGATACTGACGTTCCAGCAGAAATTATGCCCATGTCGGGCCGTGAATTTTTGGCTGCACAGTCAATTCAAGCTGGCGTAAACACCAAGATTGTTATTCGATACCAAGATGGTGTTTTGCCTCGTATGCGTGTTTTAAACGGTTCTATTATTTACAATATCAAAGCTGTATTGCCTGACCCAACTTTAAAACGTCACTTGACGCTGATGTGCGAAGCTGGCGTAAACAACGGTTAAACCATGAAAATTGAAGTCAACATGACAGGCTTAAATGGGGTTTTGGAAACTCTTAAAAGTTTGCCGCCTGAATTGGTCAGCAAGCGTGGTGGCCCTGTCAAAACGGCTTTGCGTAAAGGGGCGCAGGTTATTTTTAAACAAGCCAAGGCCAATCTTGAGCGTTCAGTTTCTAACGCTTCAGATGACGGCAAGCGTTATTCCACTGGTTTGCTTTTAGAAAATTTGGTTGTTACTCGCGGCAAAAAACCACTTAGCGGCAATGGTGAGCGTTATTTGGTTCGCGTTCGGCGCAAGACATACCCACGTAAAGGCAAAAGGCCATTTACAACTTTGGCAAGCGCAAACTTGTTGGAATATGGGTCAAGCAAACAAACCGCTGAACCTTGGTTGCGTCCAGCGTTTAACTCACGTGCTAGAGAATCAATTTATACAATTGAAAGCGAGTTGCTAAAAGCCATTGACCGAGTGGTTAAAAAATTAGCACAACAAAACAAGGCCAGATGATGTTGCCACCAATTTTTACATGGCTAAAAGCCTCCAATGCAGTTAAGGCGCTTATTGGCAACACGCCACGGGCATATCGCCATGGCGATGCGCCACAAGACACGACCAAACCGTATGTGACTTGGCAATTGGTGGCTGGAACGCCTGACAACGTATTAAGCAGCACACCGCCAAGTGACCGCTATACTGTGCAAATTGATTGTTGGCATCAAACCGATGCTGGCGTAGAATCGCTGGCAACCGCTGTGCGTGATGCAGTTGAAATTCACGCGCACATGACAGGGATTCCGCTTAATTTGCGAGAAACCGAGACAAAACTGTATCGAATCAGCTTGCAATTTGACGTATTGCAAACTCGTTGAAAGTGTTTATAATTTAACAATGTGCAATCGGCACAGAAAGGGTTTTTGAAATGTCTACTGTAAAAACACAAGGCACAAAGCTATATTTCGTTGACACGGTGACCTCCAGCGTCCCGGCAATCATCGAACTGGCTTGCCCAACTGGTGTCACTGGCTTGGGCGGCGCTGCTGACCAAATCGAAACGACTTGTCTGGCTGATACCACAGACAAAACCTTTACCCGTGGCCTTGGTAGCCCAGGTCAGGTTTCTGTGCCATTCAACCTAGAACCAAGTGCTGCATCGCATCAGTTGCTTTTTGAATTGAAAGAAGCTGGCACAACCGTTAACTTTTTGGCTTGCTTGTCTGACGGTGTTGCCGTACCAACTGTTTTGGACAGCAATGACCGCATTACCCCGCCAAATGACCGCACCAGTTTTGGCTTTGATGCTTACGTTGCTGACGTAAACATTGACATTGCCACAAACGAAATCGTGCGCGGCACTTTGACTTTGCAACGCTCGGGCCAAGTCACCGCAACTTGGAATTGATTTTTCAAGTGCAAAACCTGACTCAGTAATGGGTCGCAGCGCCCCTTCGGGGGCGTTTTTGTTCAACTTCAACACACAACAACACCATGAAACTAGCCAAAAGCCTTTTCATTTCAAGCGAGATTCACGAAAAAGAAGTTACTTTGCCAAACGGCGAAAAACACAAGTTGCACTTTAAAGAGTTGTCGGCTGTTGAGTTTCGCAAATTCCAATTGGCAGAGTTCAGTGAAGATGACGAAATCAAAGCAACCAGTATGGCAAAGTTGATTGCATCCAGCTTGGTCGAGCCTGACGGCAAGCCAGCTTTGACAATGAAAGAAGCATTTACGTTAAACAGCGCGGCAACGAATGCGATGATTACTGTGATTTTGAGCATTAACGGGTTTGGCGAACAAAAAAAAGGCTGACCACTCGCAGTGACGAGTGGTTCTGGCACGTTTTAGCACTTGCCCTTGGTAAAACCATTGGCGAGTTGCAGTCAACGATGACGCAATCCGAGTATTTATCTTGGCTTGAGTTTTATCGTAGTTACCCGTTTGACGATTTCCACCGCTACCACAGGCCAGCAGCTTTGGTATCGTTTTCTATGGCTGGCGGTGAGATTGAGCAAAAGTTGAACTGGCTGCAACCACCAGCAGAAAACGATGGCCTTTTGGAGGCCGACCTCGTTACAATGAAGGCATTTGGATTTCGCAAAAAGTCTGGGGGCTAATCATGGCAGCAGGTTCAATCGTTGTTGACCTTTTGATGAAAACAGGCTCGTTTGAGACTGACACACAACGGGCGCAAAAATCACTCAAGAACTTTGAAAAATCGGTTGACGACTTTGCCGTAAAAGTCGGCACTGGCGTTGCCGTAGCTGGCGCGGCATTGAGCGCAATGGTTTTGAATACAACCAGAGCCGCAGAAGAAATCAACCGCTTTGCACAATTGTCAGGCGCAAGCACAGAATCTTTTCAAAAGATGGCTGCTGGTGCTGCAACTGTTGGCATATCTCAGGAAAAATTATCAGATCAGTTAAAAGATTTTAGAGAGAAAGTCGGGGAATTTGTTGCCACTGGTGGTGGTGGCATGAAAGACTTTTTTGAAACTATTGCGCCACAGATCGGCGTTACTGCTGAACAATTTAAAAATTTATCTGGCCCACAGGCTTTGCAGTTATATGTTTCCAGCTTGGAAAAGGCCAATCTTTCGCAAGATCAAATGAGTTTTTATTTGGAGTCGATGGCTTCAGATACAACTGCGCTTATTCCTTTGCTGCGTGACAATGGCAAAGCCATGCAAGAGTTTGGCGAACAAGCTGAGGCTACTGGTCAAATCATGTCGGATGATTTAATTGAAAACTCAATTATTTTTCGTCTCCAAATGGACCAGCTTACAGGCACATTAACTGGTGCTGCAAACGTAATGATCGCAGAATTTTTACCAGCGATTAATAATGTAGCCGCAGCCATAAAATCAACCGAAACTAATTTTAGTGCTGCATCGGTTGCTGGCAAGGCTTTTAGAACTTTAATTGAAACAGTTACTATTTTAGGCGCTAATGTAGCTTTTGTTTTTCAATCAATTGGCAGAGAAATCGGTGCAACAGCAGCGCAAATAGCATTGTTTTCACAACTTGAATTTAGCGCAGCCTTAAACATAGGCCAACAAGTGCGTGATGACGCAATAAAAGCAAGAGAAGCACTTGATGCTTTAGAACGTAAGATTCTGGGTATGGGGGGCGAGCAAGTAACTTCATCAGTTAATGTTGTAACTGGAACTACAACTGGCGGTGTAAAAACAAAACAACAAATTGACGCAGCAAAAAAAGAAGCGACAGCCTATGAAAAAATGATGACCAAACTTCAAGAGGATGAAGAAAAAAACCGACAAAACATTCACAGCCTACGTTTGGATGAACAGGCCGAAAAAGAACGCGCTTATCAACAATTACTCACAGAATTTGAAGAAGCTGAATCGATAAATCGACAAAAAATTTATGATGAAAGATTTCAAGAACAAGCCGAAAAAGATCGCGCTTATGAAGAATGGTTAACGGGATTAAAAGATGACGAAGAAAAAAACCGACAAAGAATTTATGCTGAAAGATTAATAGAACAAGAAAATGCCGACAAAGGGTATTGGGGCCGTTGGTTAGAAGCGGCACAATCCGCAATGATGTCTTTTAATGAATTGTCTTCTGCGGTTATTAACAATTTTACAACTGGTTTTGGAAACGCATTTGAAAAAATTGTATTTGATAGCCAAAGCCTGAGTGATTCTGTTAAAAAATTAACCGAAAGCATGGCGCGCAGCGTTATAAATGCTTTAGGGCAAATGGCGGCGCAATGGGTTGCACAAGAAGCCGTTAAACGCTTGGCAAGCATGATGACAACAACAACTGTTGTGGCGGGAACGGCGGCGCAAGCAACTGCTGGTGTAGCTGCAAATGCTGCTGCTGCGGCTTCTGCTGTTGCAACAGGCGCAACCATTACTGCGTCAATGGCTCCAGCAGCGGTTGCAACAACTCTTGCAACGGGCGGTATTAGCGCAGGGTATGCTATTGCTGCAATTTTGGCAGCATTGGCTTTAATTCCAATGTTTGCTGGTTCGCGTGAGCGTGGGGGCGATGTTATCGGTGGTCGTTCTTACCTTGTTGGCGAAAATGGTCCTGAAATGTTTACGCCACGTTCAACAGGTTCGATCAGCCCAAATGGTTCTGGTGGCACTATTGTGCAAAACATTAATATAAGCACGGGTGTAGCCCAAACGGTTCGGGCAGAAGTTATGTCGTTAATGCCGCAAATTATTAGCGCCGCAAAAAATGCCGTGGCTGATGCTCGTCAACGTGGCGGTTCTTACGCATCTTCAATGAGGTAAACAATGGCTATTACATATCCGCTTGCATTTCCAAGCCAATGCGTCAGAGAAATAACCATTCGCGCTAAAACGATTGTTGGTTTCAGTGCAAGCCCATTCACAGGCCAGCAACAGGTTTATAAACACCAAGGCCAATGGTGGGAAGCAGAAATGTCATTCCCGCCAATGAAACGCGAAAACGCAGAAGAAGTTGCAGCTTTTCTTATAAAGTTAAATGGACGTTTTGGCACGTTTCTGATGGGCGACCCCGCTAACACATCACCTCGGGGCGTTGGCACTGGCACACCGCTTGTAAAAGGCTCTGGACAGACTGGCAACGAGTTGGTTACCGATGGCTGGACTCCAGACACTACAAACATCATGAAAGCTGGCGATTGGATTCAACTAGGCGCTGGTGCAACGTCTCGCCTTTACAAAGTTCTGGATGACGTAAACAGCGATGGCACGGGCACGGCAACGCTGACACTTTTCCCAAATTTGCGCTCAAGCCCATCTGATAACGCCGTGATTGTTGTTGACAATCCAGTTGGTCAATGGCGATTGTCAACCAATGACATTGATTACACAATTCAAACAGGACAGTTTTACGGCATCACGCTGGCTTGCATGGAGGCTTTATGAGCCGTGATTTAACGCCAGCGGTTGTTGCAGAAACAGAATCGGCGCAAGTCGAGACGTTTTTGCTTTTTGAAGGTGATTTCATAGACGGAACTGTTCGGGCTTGGTCTGGTTATGGCGACTTGAGTTGGAATGGGCAAGTTTGGACTGGCACTGGAACATTGTTGAGTGTTTCCAATGTGACGGAAGATAATCAAATCAGCGCAAAAGGCATCAACATTCTCCTTGATGGTATGCCGTCAGAACTTATTTCTTTGGCGCTTGCCAGTTGTCGGCAAGGCGCTGACGGGCGTG